TAGGATCTCTACGACCATTGATAGCAGCTTGTTTCTGTGATGCTTCTCTGTTGAAGATACCACGCTCACCAGAATGACTCTCATAGACTGAGCACCATTCACGCATGAATTGACCCACTGAAGGCTTTGTATCATACACAGCAGAGTTGTTCGCTAAGCTACGTTGTCCTTGCTGTTCCCACCAAGCACCGGCTTTAGCGTGTGCCATACGATCATCACTTAGATCGCTTAAAGATATCATTGCAGAACGCCGCACACCACCCACAACAACAACCTCCCCGATCTTGCACAGAATATCATGGCATTCAAGGGACGAGAGACGACGATTTTTGGCCGCTTGGAACTTCCTAATAACAAATTTGAATAGTTCAACGAGGGGTTCTGGACCAGAAGCTCTGCCTCCAAAGGTCTTAAGTCTGGAGCCAGCAGGTCTAACTTTGGATACGTCCCATGTTGCAATCTCTCCAGCGTATAGTAAAGCAATGAGTTGTCGTAATGCTTTAGCCCAGCCTTCTTTGCTATCGGATACAACGATAGTAGTTTTACTATCAAATAACTGATCAGGGACTTCAGGTAGTTGATTGACATACTTAGCCTCTACTGAGAATCCAACACCTGTACCGCATAAGAGGATGTACATAGCCTCATCAAAGGATTTAGGATCGTCGATAGGCAGATAACTACAGTTATAACCAGCAATGTTCTGACGCTCAAGTGCCTCTCCAGCAGTCATCATACAACGCATCGAAGGCATTACATCCATGTTAAGGATTGCTTTATGCACTGTCTTGTATATATGTTGAGGGATCTCATACTTGTGTTTGTCTAACAGTTGTTTCTTCATAAATCCTAAGTAGCGATCAACTGTTTCACTCCAGTTCTCACGTCTGCCTTGTTCGTCAATGAAACGACTGTAGCGGCTTTTGTGGATAAAACTTGAGTAGTTATTTAACTTCATTCTTCGTCCTCTTCGGTGTCATCTATTTCGTCAACAAGTTGGTCAAACATGGCTTCGATTCTGTCCTCAAACCTGTCTACCAGTTCTTCTGATGTTATTCCTAAGATCTCCATTAGCGAGATCTCATCCAGTCTCTTAAGTTTTTCAAATAAGTCCAGAATCGTTAAAGCCATAGTCACTCCTTATAATACTTACTCTTTACTAAGTCATAGTTCTCAATCACATACTCCAGATAGTGTACTGCTTTAAGTAGATCTTCTCTACCATTCTTTCGTTGATGTCTCTGTACATACTTAACAACATTAGCTAACCAAGGGTCTAATGACCATGCTGAGATAACATCCCAAGGCTGTAGTGTTGTCTGCTTGTAATGATCACCACCAACCTGTTTAGCTTGGTTTGAGTATTTCGGCAGCAATTGGTTCACTCCTTCTTTGTTGTTGCCATCCACCGCAGTCTTGGCACTGGTAACGCTGATACTTTCCTGTAAGGGAGGTACTAAACCCTCGCCTTTGTAGATTGATACTAGCACATCGTGTACAGCTTCGGTGGTCTTTGTTGACACTGATGTTAGGGTGGGTTCGAATCCAGGGAAGAAATCGCTCATAAACCTTCTCCAGCAATATGACATCCTGTTTATTGTACTGCTCCATGACTTCCCATGCTGCTTTGTCTTTGTTCATACACTTGATCCAAAGTTCAAAGCCTTCATGCTTAGTCTTTTGTCCTAACCCTAATGCTCTAGCTACGTAGTCTAACTTATTACTAGGAAACCTAAACTCCTTTCTAGCAGTCTTCAGCAGATCAATCTGATGGTAAGGTGCTGGAGGAGACATACCAGCCTCTAGAAACTCTTTATTGAGTGTTGGTATGTCAAACCTAGTTCCATTGTAGTGTACCACAGCATCGCATTCATCTAAGAGACTATGGATCTTCTTTAGCATAGTCTTCTTACCGTTTAGGATACTGCTGAACATTAACTGATCACCTTGATACCACTTAGCGGACCAACACAAAACACTACTGCTGTCTACGATCTGGCTGATGCTGATGTTTTGTTGGAACAAACCCCAGACATACGCAGTGTTAGGCGCTGATTCGATGTCAAGTAGCAGGATTCGCATCAGCGTCTGAGTCTGTACTAAAGTGTGACGGATCATCATGTCCGAATATGTTAACGATCTTGTCAAACTGTTTAACGAATACTTTCTCTTTGACATCATAACCGTAGTAAGCACCGATAGCTTCACAGGCTTTCTCTAACAACGTAAGCCAAGTAATACCACTATCGTAGGTAGCATCAATACTAACTAGATGGCTTAGTGGGTAACCATAGTCAGCGTTGTGCTTCTTTCCTTCTTCGTCTTCATCTGAACCTATTGACATATAAAAACTAATTTTACTATCACTCATCTTCATCTCCATTCATAAGAGCGTCCCAGGCATTAGGGAATACTTCAGAGCAGACTCGGCAGATGTTCTCTGCAACGATCCTTGTCTCTGCTTGGGCTTCCTTTTCTAACCTTAATTGACATACTCTAGCAAAGGCGTAAAGGCTCCCACTCCAATACCATTCAGTCATCATGGATTGGGGGAGAATCATCCTAGCTTGCTCAGCACAGATACCTTCTTTGAGCATAGCATCATACAATGCTAACATAGTTCCTGTGTACTTGTCAACTGTTTCATTCCAATCAATGTGCCTTTTTACAGGTTCTGATGAACTACCTTGCTTGACATTTGGTGCTTTACGTCTGAAGTACGTAGGCTGATAGAACTCTGGTGAGCTATCAACATAGCGTCTACTGACCTCATTCCAAGCTAAACCTACGGTATGCTTCATCAACTGCCTAGCTACGAAGATCGGTGCTTTAACCCTAAACTGGATAAAGCAGTGACTGAAAGGGCTCCAATGGTTGTGCTTAGCTAGGTACTTAATCAGTTTGATGTCTTTAGGATCTAACACAGGTAAAGGAAAGTAGTGGTTACCTTGCTCTGTGTCATACCAATCAACAGCCTCTGACTCTTTATCAAAGCTAACACGAGCAGCATTGACAACTGTTAAGTCATCGCCCATGTGATTGATGTAGTCTACTTTAATGTTGGCCATAAACCTTTCTCATCCTGGTGGCTTGTTTACTTTCCTCTACAGTCTTCTGTTTCTGATGTATTTCCCACAATTTAGCCTTTGATGCTAGGTCAATGAAGTGATCAAGACTAACAAGTGCTAAAGGATCAGATCTATTCTGCTTGATGACTAAGAGGGGTTCTTTGTCTTTACCTTCACAGTGCCGTATTGCTTGTTCATAGTCTGTGTAGACTGCGATTCTTGCTCTGTTCTTGCACTCAATACCATACCTAAATCGTTCCAGTGCATTCGTCGAGAGCCAGACATCCTCGCCCTGTGTACCCATTGGTGTGCTTTTGCAATCATGTTCGCTTAGGTTGAAAGTGTCTCTTAGCTTTTGTACTACTAGCTTTTGCAGCAGTCTTCCTTTGTTTTTTGCGCTTGAAGGCTTCAATGTCGATCTCCGTCCAATTACTTATCCAGCTCTTAGGAATGATCATAACAGCATTGCAATCATTCTCTCCTATCGCTGCTGCTAGGTGTACCTCCTCATCAGTCTCATGCGTCATAAAGCCAACAGACTTACATCTTGCTAAAGAGCCATTACCCTTTAGTTGCCATCCTGAGCTGGCTACAGCATCTACCCATTCTAGGTAGACGATGGTGTCGGTGGTTGCCATAGCTCACCCTCCTTACGTCTAATCCACAGTAGTTGTCCGTTCTCTAACACACGTTCAGCATCACCATCATAAGCCTTCAGAACGGCTTCATACATGGCTAAGTCAGTATCAAAGTCACCGAGGATCTTGTCAGCCTTCTTAGGGCCAATACCACGTAATCCTTCGATGTTATCTACCTTGTCACCAGTTAGGATCTGACGGTAGAAGTTCTTGATAGCTTCCTTGTCGTTCACGTAGTAATGTTCTTTCTTAACAGGATTGTAGTGATGACCTGGAATCATATCTAAGTCTTTGTCAATGGTTACGATGACTGATTTGTCACGTAATAGCGTGGCATGGATTCCAATTGCATCGTCAGCCTCTTGTCCGTCCACCACTCGGAAGTCCCAAGCAGTATGGAGATACTCACGAAGACGATGAAGATGAATGGGCCTAGGCGCATCTTTTCTGTTTCCTTTATAGGGCTGTGTCTTAGCAATGTCATGTCTAAAGTTGTTCTTACCGGTTAGATAACCAACACAGTCATCGGAAGAGAGGTCTATGTAGACCAACTCTTCCACCAACTCTGCCATTGTCTTTATGGCTGTATCCTCTGTTTCTTCGTTACAGGCAAAGCCTACACGGTAGCAGAGAATGTCACCATCAATGATTGGCATTAGCTTCATTACAGTACGTCTTCTGTTTCTTCTTCGTCTTGCTTAGGCTGTGCACTGTAAGTAACCAAGTCAGTGATCACTAGCTTCTTCAATGAAGGCGATACACCTTTCTTGTTCTTAAAGGTCCATGAGTATGAACCCATGACACAGACAGCCTTTGTACCGTTACCGATATGTGCTAAGACTTGTTCACCATTCTTATCTAATGCTTTGATCTCATGGTTGCTCTTAGCGGTAATGTAAAAGCCTTTACCTTCTTTGTTTCGAACAGAGATACCCATATCTTCCAAAGCCTTAACAGCCTTGTCTGACAGGTTTGTCAGATCTACCTGATACTTACCAGACATGTCGTTAGGCTTATCAAGGAAGGGCCACATCAAGGTTGCTTCAATACGTACAGGTTTTTGTTCCATGTTAATTTCCTCAGTGAAAATACAGTAACAGTTTATCAGTTCATCTTAAATTTGTCAAGCAACATTCTACTTTGTATCTCAGCCATCATTGATTCTGTAGCTGATTCAGCAATAGAGTGCAGCAACGCCAGCATCATACGGTTTGATACTAACTTATCACTCTCAACATCCATCGTTACATAACCAGCATCATCCTTTCCTATCTTAATAGTTACAACAAGAGAATCAATCTCATCAAAGTTGGTAATCATCAGTGTGTTTCCTTCCAGTTGTTTCCTACTTTGTATTCACCCGTTAGAGGACAACGTAAACCCAAGGTAACACCAGCCTTCTCAATAGCTGCTACAGCGAGTTTACCAACATCATCAGCGTACTGCTTAGGACATTCTATCTGCCATTCATCATGGACGTTAGCCACAAAGTGTGCAGGTATCTTATGTTTCTTCAGTGCTTCATGTAGGTGGATCAGACCTTGCTTCATCGAGATCGCACCAGCACCTTGTAGTAACGTGTTGAGGGCTGCGTGTTCCGACCGTACCCATAATCTTCTACCATCAAGGGCAGGTAAATACCCCTTCTCCGCATACCTGCTAACTTTGTCTTTAAGTGTCTTGAGAGCTGGCGTATTCTTAAGGAATCTGGCAATGAGTTTCTTTCCTTCTTCGGCGCTCCCTTGAGCAATCGATCCAATCTTTGATGGTCCCGCACCATAAAGAAAAGCGTAGATGAACGTCTTTGCTTGTGCCCTACTCTCAAGACCAGCAGCAACTTGGTTTTTTGTGTGGACATCACCATTGATCACCTCCTTAGTGTACTCATCATCTTTCATATAATGAGCTAGCATACGTAGTTCTAACCCTGAAGCATCACAACCAACCAAGACATTACCAGTATCTACAGTCCATACTTGTCTGCATGTCTCTCCATACTCAGCATTGACAGCAGGAACCTGTGCCATGTTAGGGCTGTGATGCGTCATACGCCCTGTGACAGCACCGTTAGTGATGACCTTACCGTGTACCCTACCATCATCAGCAACGTGCTCTAGCCATGATGTAGACTGTGCTATACGCTTCTGGATAAGTAGATACTCAGCCATTGCCTTAGCCTCTGGATACGATAACTTAGACAGGATAACTTCATCAACCATTGGCTTACCTGTTTCAGTGAACTTCTCAGGCTTCCATCCTAGAGATATAAGTCTACGTCCTATCTGATCTCTGGAGCCTGGGTTAAACACTTCAACATGATCCTTTAGTTTCTTACCTGTCTTCTCACTAACACGTTCAGTGATGATCGGTGGAAATATAGTCTGTAGTTCTTCCTCAATGTCAGATAACTTTGTCTTAAGATCAGAGACAAATGAAGTACATAGTGGTATATCAAGTTTGAATCCATGTCTTTCCTGCTGTGAAACAATGAACTGTACCGTATGTTCGATGTCAATGCTTTGTGGTGAAAAGTCTTTAAGTTCTGTGTATAGTTTACTATGCAGTTCACCAGTAAGATTAACATCCTGGATACAGTAATCAATCATCTCTTGTGTCAGAGCAGTGAAGTCTTGGAATTCAATCTTGTGATTCCCTAATCTTTTCCCCCATGCTTCTAGACTGTGACCTCCTTCTATACTGGGATTCCATAGCCTCGACAGCACGAGCGTATCTGAGGCCTTCTTGAGTGGTATCGTAATGTTCCACAATCTCCGAAGGTGGTAACCGTCGAAGCTGATTAGATTGTGTCCTATCACTGTGTCGCAATCCTCTATAAGAGGCTTTAGTGTATTTGGATGAGTATGACATACCACCTCACTTGTTGTCAGATCCTTCGTGACTACGCAGAAGATAACAGTCTGTTTCATGTCTGTTTCGATGTCCAGAACTAAGCTCTTCATATTTGTGTACCAGTTTCTGATAGTCTTCTAGCAGTGTATCATACTTCTTCTTTAGCTCTGCGTGGTCAGCTAACAGCCTATCCATTACCCACATTGTTTACTCCTTGCTCGTATGGCGGCGGCAAGCGTATAACCTTTGTCATCCCACGCGCCGCAGTAATCTTCGACAACCTTCGCACACGCATTACGTTCATGTTCAGCAACAAGGGCAGCGAAGCGTTCAAATATTGGTGCAAGGGCGTGCTCAATGGCCTCTTCTTGAGGTGTTTGTGGCTCAGGTAGCCGCACAGCCTCCCGCGCCATGCGGATTATTTGTTCTCGGTTCATCCTTCACCCCTGATGATGTCTGCTGCATCAGCATAACCTCTTCTCTCTAAAGCTTCGATACAGCGATCTAACCTATCTTCACTGGCTTGGAAGGCTACCATCTCAGCAAACTTCTCAAAGTCAAACAGTTCACAATCCATGCGACTGTTCCAGCACTGACTCATCATATCCCTAAGTGTTTGTTTCATTCTTCAAACCCCAATCAAATTTATTTGCTTCATGGTAAGCAAGTTTTATTGCTTCTTTGATACCCCACTGAAGCAACATCTTAACTTCTTCATCAGTAAGATCAAAGTGTAGTGTAGCTGAACCATCATCATGCTCTTCAACGTTCGTTACCTCAGCCATTACGGCCTCCTGTTAGCATCTTGAGTAGCTTCTAAGTAGTCTGATGCTCTTCTGATCTCAGTGATGATCTCTTCGAACGAACAAACTACTTCACCCATTGTAGACCCTGTACGTATCTGCTGTAAAGCAAATCGTTTAGTATCCTCTTTCAAATCTTCATAAGTCTTCATCTTGTGTGACCTCTGATAACCTTCCTGTTGAGTGGCTGTAGTAGACGTTACAGGCTGGACCCGTAATACCATTGAATCTACTCTTGAGTACCCTAATCCTGGTGGTATTGCGTTCACGTTCATCATCATGTTGTGCATTCCTTTCCATACCGATCACCATATCAGACAACTGTGCAATGCTACCAGATCCTCGAAGCTGACCTAGTGAAGTAGCTGCTCCTTCTTCATGGCCTTTACCATCAGGTCTCTTTAGATGGCTGACAATCAACAGTGCTATACCTGTCTCCTGAACAATCATCCTAAGCTTGGTCATGATCTCATCTAATGCTTTACGTTCATCACCCACATCGCCAGAACTGACGACAATACTAATATGATCCAACACAACAAAGCTACATCCGAGTCCTTTAGCCATGAATCTGACTCTTGATAGTATGTTGTCAATTGATGTACTCCCAAAATGATCAAAAAGATAAACCCTATTAGTGCCAAGAGTGTGCTCGAAGGCATCTCTAAACTCCTCATCAGTGTACGCTGTGTCAGGTAGATGCAGTGGCTTGTTCGCATGAATAGACATGATACCTTTGGCAGTGCGAACAGTAGACTCCTCCAGGAACATCAAGCCAATGTTGTCTTCAGTCTTACATAGGATGTGGTAAACAATCTCCCTCAGTACCTGTGATTTACCTAGTCCAGAACCTGCTGTAAACGTCACCAGTTCACCTTTACGGATGCCATAGGTTAACGCATTAAGACCTTGCCAAGGATAGTCACAAGAGGCTTTAATGGCTGGTGTGTTGATCTCTTCCCAAAGCTTTGATCCTTCGATGATCCCATCAGGTACATAGACTTCAGCAGCGAACCAATCCTGGATATACTCCTTGATCATCTCATCTTTGAGATAATCGTTAGCGTCCTTATGCGGTTGTCTGTGCTTAACTACCTTAGCCTTAGCACCGAATAGATCAGCTACCTTCGTAGCAGCTTGCTTACCAACTTCATCAGCATCAAAGCTGATAACAATGGTTTCAAAAGAGTCAAGATATTCATAGTTGTCTTTGCAGTCCTTGATTGCTGATTGTGCCCCATTGCGTATGCTTACTACTGGATACCTCATACCATTCATTTGATACACAGCAACAGCATCAAATTCACCTTCAGTGATGGTAATGCTCTTACCACCTTTAGGGAATAAATGCTGTCCGAACAAAGTAGCCTTAGACCAATCACCTTTGATAGTGCAATCAGTCTTCATTGCATCATGTCTTACCTTGTATGCAGTGACTTTACCATCAGCATCATGGTAGGGAAAAGCTACACCACCTTCATCAGTGATCATCACACCAAAGGCTTTTAAGGCATCTCTGGAGAGGTTTCTTAGCGGTATAGACTGATACTTACCATCAAGCATTGGAATCACCTTAGCAGACTTTGTATGCTTTTGTCTGAAGTTATCATCATGTTCAGACATTTTAGTATTCGTACCACAAGCGAAACAGTGTGACCAAGTCTCTCCTTTGTCATTAACAGATACGGACAACGCATCACTAGATCCACAATCATCACAGCCAACATGTGTGGCTAAGTAGTTCACTGGTTTTCTCCTTTAGCTTGAGTCGTAGTCCTACTACGATATTTACCACTTATTCTTCTCCTGCACAGCGTCCCTCCACCCTTCGTAGTGTGCTACCCAGATCCAGCCGAGCATTTCTTCGCTCAGCCTTTCTTCTTTTTTTACATAGTCCAGGTACGCCTCTTTACGCCGGTTCGCATACCCGGCGGCTTGTAGGTGCAGTTCTTCTGAAGGCGTCATTTTGTTAATCGCCCTGTCTACGCTTGACTTCATTTGATGCTGCATACCATCAACAAACCCACGCTCGTAGCTTTTGTCGTGTTCAGCTTTTGCTATTCCATCGACACGTTCAGCAGCGGCAACTCGGTTGTAGAAGTCTGTTATTTCGCTGATCCCCCAACGTGCTGGCTCGGTGTAGTTTTCACCTGCTCTTATTAGTCCGGCTTCTTGTGCCAGTTTGATAATTTCTTCTTTGTTCATATGTCACCTCTGCGGATTAAAGCCAAGCCGACGCATTCCTAACTCGATGAGCATTGCGGCATCTTCAAGGCGATTTTGACTGCTGCTCATGCCGGTCTGCCATTCGCCGCCTACGCGTTTGCCAACAATAGCCACCGTGACGACCTCCCCAGATTTGGCGTCTTCCAGCCACTGCTCCAACATTTCTATGGCATCAGAGTTGTCAGGGGTTGTAGCTTTGATGAACGGTTTGATGTTGCCTGTCATGTTTAACTCCTTGCTCGTATGGCAGCGGCGTATGTTGGCCATTCAAGCAGTGTGTTTTTGTTCTCACACACCTTCGCACACGCCTCACGCTCTGCTGCGGCAACAAGGGCGGCGAATGCTTCAAGCTGCCCTTCCCAACAAGTCCACCCAAGGCCATACTTTGCGATCCCCGCCTTCCGCGCCATCTTGACTATGTCTTCTTGGGCCATGCTCACCTCATTCCTCGTATGGCGGTGGCGCTGTAGTCGGGACGAACCCAATCGCCTTTTGCTATGGCGATGCAGTCGTCCGAATCCAGCATGTAATCGCCTTCAGTGACGCAGTAATCGTCTTCCTCTTTGATCGCCTTGCAGATGCGATCACGCTCATGATCGGCAACAAGGGCAGCAAAACGTGTTACAGAACCTAATGGCTTTTCGTCAGATCCGTAAGCCAATCCAGCCTCTCGCGCCAGCTTGATGATGTCTTCTCTATCCATGATTCTTATCCTTTAGCTTGGCTTCGACTGCCGCAACAACATCTCCAGACATCCAACATTCGTAAACTTCATCAGCAGTCAGTCCAACCCATTCACGCTTTGGTGGTGCGGTGTAGAGGGGAGTGATATTGCTTGACCATCTCCACGCTTCTGCTTTAGTCCAGTGCAGTTGCTTACCGTTGCCTTTCGTTGGACTATCGCTTATCCACGCCACCGGCTCATGTTCTTGTTTCGTCGTTTCATCGACATGATCTTGCGATATGTCGTCGGCATCGACAAGTGCTTGGCGCAGTGCAGCTATTGCCTGTTTTCTATTAACCAAACCCGCATGGCTTATTGGATCGCTCTCCAGCGCCTCAAGCGCCAACTGCATAGCTTCTCTGCTCATAGTGTCCTCAGGTTAAAAGGGTTATGCCAACAGATACCAGTGCTGTCCCTAGTGTTGTATCCACCTAGTGAGTACGCTATCAAGTATTGATGATCATCCTTCCGAATATCCCTATCAACAGTGTAGTTATCAACTAACTTTGACATAGAGTCTCTGATCTGCTTAGAGGTCTTGTCAGGGAATGCCTCTAGGAGGTCTTCTAAGGTGGCATGGCGGCCATGATTCTCTAGGTAGGCTACGTAGGGGTTAACCTTACGCTTTCGTGGCTGTATACGCTTTTTCATACGTTGAACCCTTTAGCATTCAAAGCCTTAGTAAGTTGTCTCATCATAAAGTAAAAACCATACTCTTGACATAAGCGAACAAAACGATTTAACACATCATTGACATTGTGATCTTCCATCATGTCTTCGTACTCACCTTTAGTGATCTCATCGAATGCTTCTTCAGGTAAAAACTCATCATCAGGGTACATTTCGAACAATCCTTTCATTAAGCCCTACTGTACATAGGCTAAATAGTCTAAGTACTAAGTATATATTAAATATGTATATACATAGTACATAGCCTAAGTAGCCTACATAGCCTATATAGATTTAGGGTATCAGAGAAAAACAAAGTTGTCAAGTCATTCATCAGTGCTGTTACGTTTGCTTACAATGTCATCATCTCCTTCATTGATCAAGCGTACATTGCCTACTGCAGCTATTTCATCACGGACATAACGGAAACAATCATTGCATAAGTCAATGTATTGGTGTGTTCGAACACTACGCCGTGAGGCTTCGTAGTCACTTAAGGCTTCATTGCATGATAAACATCTAATCTTCCGTCCCTACCTTTCTATTTAAGATCATCTCTCATTGATTCAATCAACGAAACAAGTCGATAGTATTGAACATGCTCTTTCTCTGCTTCTTTGTCCGCAGCATCAGCATGGCCTAATGCTAAGGCAATATTAGCCTTAATTTGCAGCTCGATCAAGTACAGTAACTCGTCTAACAGTTCTTTAGTCATAGAATACCCTCTAGAATCGATTAAAACAGGCCTAGAAGCGATTATCTAGGCTAAGGTGACACCTACCTACATTGGAGCATCTTCAACGCCTTGTAGAGCCTCTAATCGCTTAGCGTGTTTAGACTGCCTAAGCTTAGATAAGGTTTTAGGATCAACCCAAGTATAATTCGGAAAGGGCCAGTTAGGATGATCGGCAGCGTATCGGATACAGACTGTACCGTCTGTACAGTTTCTGACTATCTCACAAGGCTTGCCGTTGAAGTATACCTGAATCATAGGACTACCTTTGAATGTAGAGTCTAGGAAAATTCTCCGTTTCATAGGCGAACGAAAAGAAAACCTTTTTAGTCGTTGTATTGTAACCGTAGTAAGTACCTACTGGTTTGTCCATGTTGTCTAAAAAGTCCTTAGCTAATCCAATATCATCATAGGATGCAACAAGATCATTTGATTTGATGCCTGAACGATAGCGAATCTCGAACATGTTAAACCCCTAAAAAGATAAGTACAGCGAACAATACACCGAAAGCACTACCACCAAGGATCAGTACAAAGTCACTAGATCTCATAGTCTACTCCCCAGATAGGTCAACAATGGGATTGATAACGTACTCTGCCAATTCGCTAGTATCAACAAAATCCTCGGCAGAGTCTAGCGTATTGAATCGATCAATATGCGTTAAACCATCCTCGAACAGTTTGTATGTTACCAGATAGCCTACAATCTTAAAGTTTTCCATTACATTACCCCATCAAAATTTTCTTAAGGAAAGGTATAGCCAAACCAGTAAGGTTTGATAGTTCCTTTAACGTCATGCTAGGGTTATTATCATATATGCGCTTGATATCATCAAAACTTAATCCGTTGATTGGTTTTTTGAGTGTATAGGACATAATAACCTCACAGTGATAAGAAAATCATTGCAGCATACAGTGCACCGAACAATGCACCACCTAAGACTAAGATTACATCATTAGATTTTGACATGATTAACCCTTTGCAAGTTTGAGTCTAATAACTTTTGACATCTTTTGACCATGGGCAGCATAACCGATAACTGGTATCGATTTGTCCCAGCATGCCCTACAACCTTTACACTTTCCGCCTTGCTGATACGCTGGGCATACACTGATGCTATCATCATTGTAGGATTCAGCAATAGTGCTTGACCATGGTGCATCTAATACTTCGCCGACAATAGAATCCGATGATCGGCGGACAACAACATTGTCAAGTGCATCCATCTTGGCGATGATATCTTGAAATTTAGTAAACTTATGCATCCTAGTCGGTAACCAGTGTTTAACCCAAGGTGTACGCTGCATTACCTGAAGCATTTTCTCTGCTAATCCTAAAGCGTACATATCACCGCTATCGAACCAGCGAAAGTAGCGATCCGAGTCTAAAGCTTTGACCATGTCGTCAACCCAGCTATCACGTTGCCAGTCCTCCCTATTGTGGAGCCTTGGTGCTTTGACATTAGGATAATTGTAGTTACCAGTTGTTGCATAACATCCCTTGCAGGCATCGACCAAGGATCCATCACTAGCCTTTGAACCAGGGCAAGTATCCAATGCCTGAAGGGACCATGAGCGAATACCGTCAAGCTTTGACGTGACGCTGATTTTAACCATTTGATTTACTCCTTGTTTGTTGTTGATGTATGCATACTACCTAACTGATTTTGCGTTGTCAATGGCATTTCAGGGTTATCCGACGAACGGACAATAATCCAGGATGAATGGTCATGGCACAGATCCAGCACAGATCAACCAAGTATCTCATGTGGTCAACCAAGTGTCATCAAGTGTCATTGTAGGATGCTCCATCGATACACTCTCAAGCCTTCACAGATCCAGCACAGACTGCACAGATCCAGCACAGATCCAGCACAGACACCAGCACAGACTGCACAGCCTTTGCAGTAACTTACGTTAACTTACGCTATCTTGCTGCTATCTTGCAGCATCTCCACTGTATTCTGTATACAGTATACGACATAGGGGGAGGGGTGGAGTTGTGTAGTAAATTGTTGTGGTGCTTCTTAGACACAAAAAAGAGCAAAATAGGAAAGCTTCTTAGACACAAAAAAGAGCAAAATAGACAATGTTACTGATAATTCATTACTATTAAGAAATCTCTTTAAAATCAATAGGTTATCTATATTGCCTCTGCGGAGCCTAAGGTACCATGTTAATGGAGTCCCGCCATAGCCTATGTTGGTGTGTAGTCTGCACTGAATCTGCACTGGTTAAAACACAGTCTGCACTGGTAATAACCTTACAGTAGTAGTCAAGGTTCTTTACAACAATATCATTTGTATGCTACAATAAGTCCTTCTATGTAGGCTATGAACAAAACATTGTATAAGAACCATTCAGTAATAGACATATAACTTATCGTCATACACTACATTGTAGATACATAAAATTATATACACCTTACAGTCCTGCCTTCCGGCAGAGAAACTATATAGAGGTAGTGATGTCCGAAATTAAAACTGAAGTTATATCTGATCTTTGTTCGCTACCTTCATCGATCAGCCAGGATGTTGTGGCAGTCAATGAAGAAAAGAAAGTGCCTGCCAAAAAAAGGAAAAGAGGAAGACCTAAAAAAGAAGAGGTAAAGAAGTACATTAAGAGAGCTAAAAGAGGTAGACCTCCTGGTGAAGCAGCAAGGATTAAAGAACTAACAGCTTCATTGTTGCTGACACACTCACAGGCTATCATCAGAAAGATAGTTCATAAGGCTCTGAATGATGAAGATAAGGATCAGATGGCAGCACTGAAGTTATGTGTTGATAGGATGTTGCCAGTAAGTTACTTTGAGGATAAAGGTGCTGGTGGAGGCTCTAGAGCCATTACCATCAACATCACTGGAGTGAATGACAATCCAGTAGAGATGATTGAGCATGAACCTGTTGACGTAGAAACTACTTTGATAGATTACGAAGAAGAAGACGATGGATCTACAAGTTAAGTTACTACCGTGGCAGCAGGATGTCTTTAAAGACCCTGTAAGGTTTAAGATCATCGCTGCTGGTAGACGTACAGGTAAGTCAAGGTTAGCAGCTTGGACACTGATTATAGAGGCGCTACAGACTGAGAAAGGTCATGTCTGGTATGTAGCACCAACGCAAGGGCAAGCTAGAGATATTATGTGGTCTACGCTGTTAGAGCTAGGCCATCCAGTCATCAAAGGTAGTCATGTGAATAACATGCAGATTACTTTAGTGAATGGAGCAATGATATCGCTAAAGGGTGCTGATAGACCAGAGACAATGCGTGGTGTCAGTCTTAAATACTTAGTGATGGATGAGTATGCAGACATGAAGCCACAGGTGTTCGAACAAATCCTTAGACCTGCTTTAGCGGATCAGAAGGGTAGAGCAATGTTCATAGGAACACCAATGGGTAGAAATCATTTCTATGAACTGTACAAGTTAGGTGATAGCGGTAAGGATCAACATTACAAGGCATGGCACTTCACTAGCTTTGATAATCCATTGTTAGATCCTGAAGAGATTGAAGCAGCTAGAGGATCAATGTCTAGCTTTGCATTCAGACAAGAGTTCATGGCATCGTTTGAGGCTGCACAGTCGGAGATCTTTAAAGATGAATGGATTAAGATCAGTGACGAAGAACCTGAAGACGGTAACTACTTCATTGCGGTGGATCTATGTGGTTTTACGGATTCATCTCAGACGAACAAGACGAAGAATTCTAAACTGGATGAAACAGCGATAGCCATTGTTAAGGTTAACACTAAAGGCTGGTGGGTTGCTGACATACAGTATGGCAGATGGGATGTCCGAGAAACAGCAGTAAGGATTCTAAAGGCTGCTAAGGACTACAGAGTTAATGCGGTTGGTATTGAGAAAGGTGCACTGAAGAATGCAGTGATGCCTTACATGAATGATTTGATGAGGAGGTTGAACTACTATCCTCGTATTGAAGAGCTAACGCATGGTAATAAGAAGAAAACAGATAGGATTGTTTGGTCACTACAAGGACGATTTGAACACGGTAGGATTGTACTGAATGAAGCTGATTGGAATAACAAGTTTGTCGATCAACTGATGCAGTTCCCTGATAGTAAGACTCATGATGATTTAATTGATGCTGTGAGTTACATTGATCAGATACAAGTAGCAGATTGGAATCAGAACTTAAATGAAGAAGAGTACGAAGTCCTAGACACAACAATAGGTTGGTGACAATGAAATTTGAATCTGAAATCACACCTCAGAATGCCCTAGTAGCTTTCGTTATGGATCGCTGTAATGACTGGCGTAACTATAGGGATGAGAATTACATGGATCGCTGGGACGAGTATGAGCGTCTCTGGCGTGGTTTATGGGCTGATGAAGATAAGACAAGGGATACAGAGCGTTCAAGGCTTATTAGCCCTGCCCTACAGCAAGCAGTGGATAACAAACAAGCTGATCTTGAGGAAGCAGTATTCGCTAAAGGTGTCTTCTTTGACATCAGTGATGATGTTTCTGACACAGAAAAGACAGACATTGAACAGATGAAATCCTTGTTGTCAGAAGATTTTAAGAAAGATAAGGTACGTAAGAACATTGGTCAGATTATGACCTTAGCAGAGATCTACGGTACTGGTGTCGGTGAGATCATTGTTAAACAGAAGAAACATCTAGCACCAGCAACACAGCCTACAGCACAGCCTGGATTGGCAATGATCGGTGTTAACAAGAATGTCCGTGTAGCGGTAGAGCTAAAGCCTATCAATCCTCGGAACTTCTTAATTGACCCTAACGCAACCAGCATTGATGATGCTATGGGTTGTGCTATTGAAGAGTATGTAGGTCGTCATGCTGTCATTAAAGGCATGGAAGATGGTGTTTATATGTCCGCTGATCTAGGTGATGCAGCCTTAGACACTGACTTAGAGCCTAATCAAGACTTAACTTACTACCAGAATGATAAAGTTCTCTTGCTTCGTTACTATGGTTTAGTACCTAAGAAGCTACTGGATAACCCTGAAGATAACCTCATTGAAGATGATGAGAAGTATTCAGATATGGTAGAGGCATTGATTGTCATCGGTAACGGTGAGGTGCTTCTTAAATCTGAAGAAAACCCCTTCATGATGCAAGACAGACCTGTTGTTGCCTACCAAGCTGATAGCGTTCCTGGTCGTTTCTGGGGTCGTGGAACGGCTGAGAAGGCCTACAACATGCAAAAGGCTGTTGATGCACAGATCCGTAGCCATGTAGACTCTTTAGGTCTTACAGCAGCTCCTATGATGGCTATAGATGCCTCTAGATTACCTCGTGGACAGAAGTTTGAGATCAAACCAGGGAAGAATATCCTTGTCAATGGTAATCCAGCAGAGATCCTACAACCATTTAAGTTCGGTGTTACGGACAAATCAAACATCGAAACAGCTCAAATCTTCGAAAGAATGATGCTACAGGCTACAGGTACGCTAGATACAGCTAATTTACCTGCTCAAGTCAGTGGTGGTGATGCAGCAGCGGCTGGTTTAGCGATGGCTGTTAGCGGTATCATCAAGAAGAACAAGCGTTCCTTAGTGAATTTCCAAGAAGATTTCCTTATTCCGTTCGTACAGAAGGCTGCATGGCGGTATATGCAGTTTGCTCCTGACCGTTATCCTGTAAAAGACTTTGAATTTATCCCAACAGGTACGTTAGGGATGGTTGCTAGAGAGTTTGAACAGGCTCAAATGATGGCAATGATGTCTACGTTAGGTCCAAACAGTCCTATCGTACCGTTATTGCTGCAAGGTATTGTTGAATACTCATCATTACCTAACCGTGAGAGCTTACTACAGCAACTTCAGCAGCTAACACAGCCAAATCCTGAGCAACAACAGGCTCAACAGCAAGCTACACAGCTTCAATTAGCTGATGCACAGGCTACTGTACAGGAAAAACAAGCTAGAGCACAGAAAGCAGCAGCAGAGGCTCAGAAAGTGACGATAGAGGCTCAGTTAATGCCTGAAGAGGTAAGAGCTAAGATCGTTAATGCAGCCACTCAGAACCTTCCTAACAACGATGACTCAGCAGAGCGTGAAT